TACAGTTTGCCGCCTACCAGCAATTCCCCGCTCGATGAGAAGAATTGCAGCTTTGGATTAGGGGATAAAATGGTTGGCATAATATTCCTTAAAGTGCGGCAATGATAAAGGCTAACAACTCGCTGTAACGCACGCCTAAACGCGTTTGTGACGATCCGTCTGAGTTGGTCCATGTGTCACTGCAAAACAAACCGTATTTTGACGCATCTAAGCCCTCGGCGGCAAATGCTTCTTGCACATCTTGCGCGATAACACCAAAATGAATCCGCGCATCTTCACCTTTTGCTTCAACGGCGTCGTTCCATTTAAAAGCGCGAATAAGTCTTTTGACCCGCCGCGCCGTACGCTGCTCGGCATCCGACAGTTCACGGACCTGCTGCTTTTGCGACGCATCTGACGTATTAATCGTACCCGTTGTCGCATAGACAACTGTATATCGAAACGAAGCAGTTCCTAAAGCCCGAGTGTTATCTACAGTAGGACGCCAAGTGTTGCTGTCGCCCGCAAAAATAACAGTTCCTGGGTAAGAACCATATGCCATTAATACGCCATTAACGCCACCCAAAACCGCGTATGAAGTATCTTCATAAAAATAAGCGTTGGATGTTTTATATGTGGCGCCAACAAAAGCGTTGCTAGTGCTAGAAAAAGTCTTAACACCTGAAATAGTTTGTGTGTCAGTTGTCGTGACAATACCGGCGCCCGTAAGCGACGACGCGCCCGTACCACCACTGCCTGTAGCCAGCGTGCCGCCTAGCGTCAACGTACCAGACGTCGTGATAGGGCCGCCCGTGAGTGTGAGGCCTGTCGAACCGCCACTGCCGCTAACGCTGGATACAGTGCCAGTATTCGTTGCGCTTAACGTACCGCCTGAATAACTTAATCCTGTCCCAACGCTAACATTACTGAACTCACCTGCGCCATTGTTGGCAAGCAGTTGGGCGCTTGATCCCGTAGGCGCAGCGGGTACGCCAAGCGAAGTACGCGCGCCTGATTGTGTTGTCGATCCTGTGCCGCCATAGCTGATACCGATCGTTGAGCCGTTCCAAGTGCCAGCCGCTACAACACCCGACAAGTCAAGGTTTTGCGAGTAAACGGTTGTCCAACGTTGACTTAGCGTACCTGAGCTGTAAGTCGCAGTTGTTGATGGTCGAAAAGCTGTAGAGTCGCCCACATACCGACTAGTGCCTGGGTAAGTTCCACCACTAGCTAACACAACGCCATTAACGCCGCCTATAACGGCGTAAGAGCTATTCTCACCAAAGTAAGCATTTGTTGTAGCGTACGTTGTACCGGCGTAAGTACAAGAAAAATTAGTGAAATTCTTTTGACCGCTGATTGTTTGTGTATCTGTCGTTGTAACAATACCAGCGCCAGTAAGCGATGAAGCGCCCGTTCCTCCGTTGGCAGCAGCTAACGTACCTCCCAGCGTAAGTGTCCCGCTAGTAGTAATAGGCGACCCACTAAACGTTAAGCCTGTTGTGCCACCAGACGCTGCAACCGAGGTTACGGTGCCGCTACCGCCACCACTAGCAGCAATTGTGATGCCGCCAGAACTGTTAGTTATGGTTATGTTAGTGCCAGCAGTTAAAGTCGATAATGAATATCCTGACCCATTACCAATTAATAATTGCCCATTAGATGGCGTGGAGGTAACGCCAGTACCACCGTAACCCGTGGTTATAGTCGACCCGTTCCAAGTGCCTGCGGCCACAACACCTGTCAAATCAAGGTTTTGTGAATAGACGGTTGTCCATCGTTGGCTTAACGTTCCGCAACTATAGGTTGTAGTGGCGTACGGGCGGAACGATACTGCGTCTGCCACATATCGCCCCGTGCCAGGATAAGTTGCGCCGCTAGCCAATACAACGCCATTAACACCACCTATTGCAGCATAAGCACTGCTCTCGCCAAAATAAGCGTTTGTTGTAGCGTAAGTCGCGCCTGCGTAAGTGCAAGAAAAACTAGTGAAATTTTTCTGGCCCGTAATAACCTGGCTGTCAGTCAATGTGACAATACCCGCGCCCGTAAGCGAAGTGGCGCCTGTACCTCCGTTAGCTGTCCCTAACGTGCCAGACATCGTAATCGTGCCTGACGTAGTGATAGGACCGCCAGTAAACGACATGCCTGTCGTGCCACCAGACACGTCAACACTCGTGACTGTGCCGTTAGTGGGTATGCTTGGAGGAATAACTGGCGGCGCTAAGTCGGCGTAACTTTGAATTAGCGCTTGTACAACCGAAGGCAGTAATGCTTGGCCGTTATCGACTGGTAATTGCAAATTAGCAGGCAGCAGCGCTTGATTGTCCGCTATTGAGGTGATGGGCGCAGGGGGAGGGGCTAAATCGGTTGAACTACCTGACACCAATATGTTGATGTTTTGCGCCGGGGGTCCGACTTGAAGGTCATCAAGACTTGTTTGATTGTTGCCTTGTCCAACTAGCGTAAACAGATTCAAAAAGAACCGATACCATTCACGCGAAATAAGCCCTGTTCGCTCGTCAATAATGCTGACGCGCGGTGCGGGTATGTTGGTGACATTAAGCATTGGTTGGCGTTATGAGAATTTCCGCGCCCATAATTGCTGTCTTAACAGGATCAGTCATTGATAACTCATAGACCCTATCGCGCAATTTCATTGTCATCCCTAGACGTCTAAACCAAACGCGGTGGCCGTATTCACCAATCTTACCAACCGAGGATGTACGGTAGTTAGACCATGTGTGACCACCATCGTCAGACCAACGCAGCATAACCTCTGGGTCGCTACCTTGGCCTGTGGATAACCCAACGCCAGACTCAATGTCGATCTGCATCGAATACTGCGCGGTGCGTTTGAGATTGTTTTGTCCGGTCGGCAGCGGTCGCCATGATCGCAGCCACTTTTGTATTTGTCCGTTGTCAGCGTAGGTGTCAAGGTCAAACGCGTAAATGTTGCCGTTTTGATAGTCGCCCACAATAATTTTATTGTTGAACGCCATCTGGCAATTGCTGCGGTGCCGCGTAAATGACCCGTTATTCCACCCAGCACGCTCATGCCATGCGCCTGTCGCAACGTCATAGACCCAGGTTGTATTGGCGCTGGGGAAGATAAGCACGTAAAAGCTGTGGCCGTCTTGCTGATAGGTGTACGCTAGCGCGTCAGTAAGATTGCCGTACTGTTGAATTTGCCACTCAACCGCGTGGGTACTGATGCGTTGGCCGGTGTAACCGTTAGCGCGGTAGACAATACCTTGGCCTCTGGCGTCAGCGCCCAACCAAAACAGACCGTTATCCATCTTAGCGATGGTGTACGCTGAGATACAGCCAATCTCATTAAACGCGCCTTGGATGCGCTGTAACGGGAAATCAGGCGTACCAGCGTCGTACCAAACTTCAACGGTACTTGTGCCGTACACCCAAACTTCACGATGATCAACAATAAGGCCCACCACACCGTCAGGCGATCCTTCAGCGCTTGCAAAGTCAAGCGGATCAATAGACGTACCATCAAGCAGTTGCGTAACCCAAATACGTTGGCTGTTAGGCTCATTAAAAACAAAGTAGCCGTCGATATAGCCAACCGTTACCGCACCAGGAAAATCAGGGTCTATAATTTGACCAAATTCGCCGGTGTCAACGTTGTAGATGTAGCTAGGACCGTTGCAGGCAATGAATAGCTGTATGCCGTTGTCAGCCATGCTGACAGGGCCAGTGCCAGGAATAGAGCCGATAAGCGTAGCAGCGTAACTGGTGTTGATTCGGTACAGTTCGTTACCGGATACAACAAACGCGGTACTGTTATCAGACGAAAACGTCCATAGCCCTCTGATGGGGCCGCTGCCGATCGTAGCAAGGTTTAGTAGACCAGGGCAGCGCTGAAGAAACGCAGGTTCTTTGCCGCCTTCCGGCACTACCTCTGGAAATAAATTGATCATCCTCGCATCGGCTGCGTTGACGGAACGGGCAACGTAAGTCGAGCCAAGGATCGGCGTTTTCATTAGAAGTTATTGGCGTAAATGTTGTACCGTTGACGCGTCGCAACAATCGGATAAGGTATCGCCATAAGGTCGCCAGGAAAGTTAATCCGCTTGATGTTGCGCTTACTTGACATGGCAATACGCTGTACCTGCGGCGAAGGTTCTACACCAAACTCAGGCGCTAACTCGCACGCTAGGTTGTAGCGAAACGCGCGTAAATAGCCTGGTGGAAAGTACATGTCTGTAGCGACGCTTGACACTTCATTGAGCGTTTCTACCGAAATAATGTGCCACTCTAAGGCTTTAATAGGCACAGGGTAAATGGTCATCTCAATATCAGGAAATGTATTGTTGACCCATAAAACCTGCGGATAGGTGGACGTAACCGTTTTGAACGCGATGCCGTCGTACTGCTGCTGATTGATAAGTTTGACGCCAAACGACAACCCTGATGAAGGGTCTTTAAAGTAAGTTGCGTCATCAACTTCAATAGGACGATTGCCAACAAAATCACCAGTAGGCCCAAGCGTGCGGGACATGGTGTAAGCAGGCCATGTAAACACCTGATCTTGCGTGCTGAACACCGACAGGCGCTCGGTATCCCATGACTGAATCATTTGATTCATCGCCATGATGGAATCTTGCATCACAGCAACCGAGGGCTGTTCACCTTCGGCCAACACACCAAGAAGTCTAAGCGACCCTTCAATCAATTCAGCGGCAGTTGTCATGACTCAATCTCCTGAGGTCTGCGACTGCGACGACGTGGTTGAAGTTCGTTAACAGTCTCATGCTCATCCATTACGGCATTAGGATCATACGCTTCCCAGCCATTTTGTCTGTCATGTTCAGCTTCCATGTCAGATATAGCAACTTTAGCACCATGCGTAGGGTGGCGAAGATAGATGACGGCCATAATTTTAAATGGGGGTAGTTAGCCCCCGCGCCTTTACACGCAATGAATGAGAGCAAAATTGATAACAACTGCTTCAGACAGCGAGCCGCCTGAGATGTTACGCACGGTAATTGACGCAGACCCTGCGCTTATACCGGAAACCCAGCAGTTATACGCGCCAGCCGTAGCACCGCCGCTCACGTTCAGAATCAAGATGTCGTTAGCAGAAATGAACGAGTTGTTCAACGTAAAAGTTACGTTGGTTACGCTCGCCAAAGCCGCGTTGTTCATCGTGATCTGACCAGCAGACTTATTAAGCGTTACAGCGGTCGATTTGCTAGTAGCCTGAGTTACCGTACCTTGGGCGTTTGCTGTGTAACCAAACTGTTCATCAGACAATATGTACTGCGCGCCGATGATGTCTTGGTCAGTGAAAGCAACGCCGATTGGCTTAGTGTTTGACATAGCTAATCCTTTTAAAAATAGGGGGCGAACCCCCCTATCGATTACGCAATCCGATAAGCCGTCCAAGTGCCGTCGCCGGTCTTGCGAGCCAGCCATTGCGACGATGTACCTGCCGATACCGCAGCCGTGCCAACAAGCGTCCAGCCCGTGCCTGCCGTTACGGTTACTGCATCTGTACTGTCGATGTTAACTACCGCAAACGTAAACGCTGCATTGATCTTAGCTGCGGAAGAAACTTCAGCCTCAAGCAACGCAACCGTAGGCAGCGTCATTGCGCCAGCGGTGCCGTCAAACGTAAACAGACCGTTTGCTAGTTGAG